TTTATTTGTAAACACAAAATCTTCTACTAAACAAGGTATACCTTTAACTGTACCATCAAACATAAAGAAACCACCTTCTTCAGCCATCCAGTAACAAGCACCATTAATAAATCTTACTGCGTGTTGTGCTATTAATCCACAGTTAGTACCTACCTGTCTTATAGAAAAAGTAAATGGTGGTCCTACAAACTGCATTACATAAGCAGATGTATCCGTAAGAACTAATATATAATCTTTACCTTGAATAGACCCTACTATTTTTGTACCACTATCTAATCTAAAAGTACCCGCTGTGTTTGTAGATGTGGGCGTATAATCATTAATGTTTTCTTGATCTGAAAATCTAATAAACATTTTATCTTGTGTAGTATTGTCAGTAAGATCTGTTTGTGTTCCTAGTAAAATTAAATGTCTATCTCTATCTGAAACAATTGACATTACTGATTTTTCAGGGGCATTAGTTACAGCTACAGCTCTAGTAGTTAAAGCTGTTGAAGTTTCATGTAAAGGAGCCCATTGAAATGTTTTACCATTTTTAGCAGTAGCAATTAATTTTTCTCCAAAATTATGTAAAGACCAACTAGCAGGCTCAAGTGTTACTTCGGAAGTTGGACTTGATTGTCCCCATCCTACAAAGTCTGCTGCATTTTGTACTGTTGCTGAAGCCCCGTGAGACGAGCGTGTTGAACCACTTACACCTCTAGTTATTCCAGTTAATTTTAATCCAGCTACTCCTGTGTATGAAATTATTTCTGTGCCTCCTACTGTAATAAAATTAGTTCCTGATGTAGGAAATCCTGTAACACTTGTTAAAGTAATTTCTGTAGCTGACCCATTGTTACCAGCGGTATCATCAGCCAGTGAACCATTAAGTGTTGTAGTGGCTGCTCCACTAACTGTTCCACCATATAAACCTGTACCAAAACCAAAAGCTCTTGTTTGAAATAAAGGTCCAAAGGTTACATAAGGATTAACAGTAGCCGAACCATTTGCAGTTATTGACTCACCTGTACCATTATTAGGCATTGTTATAGTAAAAGAATTAGTAACAGAAGAAATAACTTCAAAAGCTTGATCAGTAAAAACTGTAGGATCCCAAATATTTACTCCTGAATATTGAGGAGATGTTACTGCTGTAAAAGTAAATAAATCTCCAGCCAACATTCCGTGAGTTGCTAAATTAACGGTAACAGTTGTAGTTCCGTTAGCCGTGAAGGTTGCTCCAGTTTGAGCTACTGATAAAGGAGTAATATCATAAAAAGCTCCTTCATAATAAATAATTAATACTTTGTTAGTTCCTATTGCAGCATATTTTCTTGAATCTAAATCCGCCCAAACTAATTGATCTCTAGCTGCACCTATCATAGTAGTGTTAGTTAACTGTTCCCAACCACCTATTTTTTCTGGTAACCCATATCTAAATCTTACAAAGTCCCCATCAACCCATTGTCCTGGAGCTCCTGTGGGAGTAGCTTGCTTGTTAAAACCTGGGGATATATTTACCTCTTGTAATGCCATAACTCTATTTTACTAAAAAAATTGCTTATAGTATACACTACACTTTACTTTACAAATGATGGTAGACCTAACATAGGTCTTCCGTCAAATTTGTTTTTTTCAGCAAATGGGCCATTTACATGATTATAATGTAGAAATACTTGACCGCAAGTATCTCCATCAAAAGGTTTTCGCCAATGTTCAAGATCACAGCCGCTATATACTAACATATCTCCTACCTCAAGTAAGATTTTACTACCCATAGGAGCATCGGGATTTATTGTATTTTTTTCTTTATCTATAATATTATTAGATCCTGTACCATCTATAAATATTGGCCAAGGATCCCCACCTAAATTAATGGTAGTAGATATCTCACAACTAGGTCTATCTTTATGTCTTTTCAATTCGTCTCCTTTCTTGTATAATCTAGCGTATGAATAAGTGGGAATTAAATGTAGTCCTGTTTCTTGTTGCATTATTGGTAATACTTTCATTAACAACGTTTCCATTACAGGATCAGCATAATGAGAATAAGTGTTTGGGATCTGAGAATCTTTCCATGTACCTAACATTCCATTGTCATAAGTTATGTTATTTTTATACATAAAATTAGTAGCATCTCGTTTAAGCATAAAATAGTTAAATATAAAATTAGCCAATTCATAAGGAATTGCTTTTCTTATTGTATGATATAAAAATTTCATAATTAAAACCCTTCTTGTATAAAGTTAAATGATATAGATATTCTATCTTGTCCGCTTTTATTTTCTTCTACTAAATGAGATAACCACGCAGGAAACATTATAATTCTACCTTCTTTAGGCTCACATGAATGACCTTTTTTAACATAAATAGGTTCTTCTACATTAGGATTAAGTACACCTCTTTGAATATTGGCTCCAGGTCTAGGGTCTTTTACAATCAAATGCCCTGAGCCGAGTTTTGCTTTAACATAGTATACACCAGAAAATAAAGAATTAGGATGAATATGTTCTACATTATAACCCTCTTTATAATTTATATTTGCCCACATATTTCCTATTTTTGCTTTTCGATCTAAAGCTTCGTGTTTATATATATCAGCTTGTGCCCTAAATAAAAGTTCTAGTATATTTTTATACTCAGGTTTTTCATGCATATTTGTTTCTGAATGCCATCCATTTATATTTGTTCTTTTGATTCCTTTATTATTCTTAGACCAAGATAGAATATTTTTTTCTAAATCTTGATTTAATTCTTTATGGTTAGGAACATCAAAACCATATAAAAAAGTAGGAAACAATGGATCTATCATCATGTTGGTAATTCCGTTCTAAAAGCTATAGTTATTCTTGGTACATAAGCATCACTAAAAGACATTCCTTTATGGCTCATACCTGCTTTAAAATAAATTAATCTATTGTGTAGATAGTTGATATCTTCTTTATTTTCTAAAATAAATTTTCCCGATTCATCTTTAGGGGTAGGTGATAGCATATATAGAAAAGTATAGTCTAAAGGGTCTGTATGAAAATCACAATCCATTCCTTTGTGTTGGATATTTACATTAATATTTTTTACTTTTACTTTAAACATTGATTCTATTTTAAATTTTATAAATTGATTTAAAACATGTCTGTCTGGACTTTGAATGGAATATAGCCTTTTACCTTCTTCTTCAAATGTAGCTGAAGAAACATTTTCAAAAACATGTGGAGCATGTAGTAATTGAACATGCATATAAAAAGAATAATGTGGATCTAAAAAATTATCTATAATTTTATATTCATCTAACATTATCTTAATGGAGGTCCCCCAAACCACATTACTAAAGATTGTCTTATTCCTTTGGTAACTGGAGCTACTCTATGATTTAAAAAAGAAGCAAATAATATAGCTTGTCCTTGAATTAAGTCTGGTCTTTTACCTGGAGCCATTAATTCTAACTGACCTCCTTCAAACTCAGAAGGATCATTTAATAAAACAGTCATAGATATTTTTCTTACCGGAGGCTCTTTACCAAAAGTTGTGTCAGAATCCATATGCCAATCATAAAATCCACCTAAAGGATATTCTGTAAACTGAGCAAGTTCTGTTATGCAAACTCCATCAAAACCAAAATGATTTACATTGCATCTTTTAATAAACTCATCTATTTTCATATACATTCCAATAGCTTCTTTCATTTCAAATGGTATCCAACTAATAAGAGTAGTTCTTTTATTAGTGTTTACACCTCCTCCTTCTTTACCCATTCCTACTTCAGCTGTTTTTGGTGGAAGCGAATGTCCAATTTCAATTATTTTTTTACACTCTTCTTTATTAAATAAAGGACCTTTACTTAATATTGTATAACTTTTCCAATTAGGTTCTGTAAAAATATTTGTCATAGGGGTAATCCTCTTGTTGTTCCTCGTGAAGATAATGAATTATAGTCTACGTCAATGTTAGCTGCTAAAGTTCTTCTATGCCCATCTCCATTAAAAGGATAAACAGTGTGTCTTATGTCATATGGAAAAACAATAAAGTCTCTTTCTTTTAAAAACGGGGAATAATCAACTGTTGAAAATTGTCCTGTTGAGTTTCCTAATAATTGTAACTCTCCATTTAATGGATTACTTTTATAAGATACTTCTTCACCATAACTATCTGGAATTTTTAAACCCATCACAGAAGAAAGTCCCGTAGCTATGTTTCCTTTATGGACATGAATTGGGTTATATTCATTAGCTGTCATTTCATTAATCCAAACTGAATTTAAATCTGTTGATAAAACGTCAGCTTGATTCCATTTTAAATAAATTTCTACTATTTTTTTTAAATACTCTGTAACAATAATAGGTAAAAAATTATGTGGGCCTTCTGTTAAAGTATTATTATTAGAAAATAATGATTTTTCAGTTTTAATTTTTCCCACTAAAACAGGAGAGGCGTTTGGTAATTCTTCATATTTATTTTCAAATATATAATTAATTGCATTAAAAACATCTAAAGGAACCTTTGTTTTTAATATAGTTTGTCCTAAACATATTCCTTTTACTTCCCATTCTGGAGGGGCAATGTAGGGTTCTGAATTATTTATCATTACTACTTATCAGAATCAGGCAGGGCTTTTTTAGTTTCGTGAGTAAGAACAGATCCTTTTTTAGTTAATTTTTCTAAAGAATCTACTTGGCCTAATACATTAATAAGTTCTGGTTGAGTTTCATTTCCAGTCAAAGTATCTTTTCTATTTTTTAAAATAGTTCCATACGCTTCTAATTGATGGGTATCAACATTTTGACTATCAAATAAACCATCATCATATTTTTTTTTAAACTCAGACCACAATCTAATTTCTCGCATTCTATCTTTTGCTATTAATTGTTGACAAGCCATATGATAAACCATTCTATCAATTTCTACTTGTAGTTCTTCTATGTTTAATTCATCTGTTTCTTTTGCTAATTTAATTCTAAATCTTTTTAATTTTATTTCATCTTGTCTATAATCAAAAGATAATGTCATTAAATTTTCTAAAAATACATTTTGTTCTCTAACACACTGCCAATATTTAGAAGCATTATTTGGATGTTTAGCATCATTTAAAACAGAAAATTCCATTTCTGTTTGTGTTCTGAACATTTGTTTTTTTGTCCAAGTATCACGAAGTTCGTTTTTTAATTTTTTAAAATCTTGTACGTCAGATTCATCTAATACATTGTGAAGATTATTAGTTTCACTTTCAATTAAAGGTTCAACGTTTCTTAATTTTTTTATTTCATTTTTCATAGTACTCCTTTCATTTGAATGAAAGTTTGTTTTAAACTATTAAAAACTGTATGTCAATATTTAAGCGGTCGTAACTGTAACTGTTGAACCACCTTTTCTACATCTTAAACTATTAGTAGCTGTGTTATACCACATATCTCCATTTTGAGGATTACTTGGGTCTGCACTTAAGACTGGTATATTAACTCCGTGTAATGCAATGTATGTTGCCATAATTAACTTCCTTGTACTGTTACTGTTGCTTCATAAGAGCCTGTCCACTCTTCTGTTAATCTTCTTAATGGTGTAGCTGTTCCACCAGTATCTCCACCAAATTGAAAACCTATTCCAGCATTCCCTGATCCAGTTGAGTATTGTTTAAAATTTGATAAGTTTGTAGTATTAGACCAACTTGACCCATCCCATAATTCAGCACCTATAGTTCCAGTAGGTCCTGGACCAACTGCAGGTGTTCCACCTGAATTACCAGTAAAAACTAAAGCATAAGTTCCACTATCCCCAATCATAGCTGCTCCATATCTAGCATAATTTGTTGGTGAAGTATTTGACCACGCAGTTCCATTAAATGATTCAGAAGCGGTTGTAGCTGGAGCATAGCCAGTTGCAATAATTGCACTATTAGGAGTACCCGACCCCATTTGTCCACCTGTCCCTATACCTCTAGCGGTATTTAAAGTAGCAGGAGAAGCTGAAAAAGCTGTACCGTTATATACTTCCCCACTTGATAAATAGTTAGGGCTAGGGGCTGGTGTACCAACACCTCCCCAAAAATTTGCTGTAGGAACACCTGAACCAAAAGTCCAAGGTCCTGCTCTTCTAGCTGTCATACTAGCTGGGTTGTTTGAAAAAGCAGTTCCATCCCAATTAAAAGAAAGAACACCTGTAGGATTATTATTATCTCCACCAAGAATTGCTGGCCCTGAAGCCTGTGGTGCAGGTGTAGCAGTTCTACTACTTACTGCTCCAGTTGAAGTAATAGTTTCTGTCATGTTAGGACCTGCAGTCCAAGATGTATCATTGTATGTTTGAGATAAATTTGTATCTGGACTATTTCCTCCTACAGTCATTGTAGCTGAACGATTTCCAAAACCACACATGTAAGACATTTCTTGGTGAGAAGGGGGTTGAGTAATTAAATTACCTCCTGCAGCCCAAGAGTTTGAAGCTATTTGGCCTCTTACTTTTAAAGCATCACTTGTCGTGTTATACCATATCTGACCTGAGAAAGGTGCAGGTGGATCAGAAGCAAGTGTTTGAACTTTTTGTCCTTTTATTTCTTTGTAAGTTGCCATTTATATTACGCCTGTAAAGTTATATCTATTGGTCTACTCCAACCTTTACTTAATCTGTCAGCTTCACTCATTGCATCCCATTCTGTTTGAGATTGAGTAATAGCTGCATCACATAAAGATTGAGCTTCTGATAATGTTTTTTCTACTCCTGCTACTTTAGCAAACCAAGAATTTACGTTACCTGGATTTCCATCTTCTGTAGCTTGATATAGATTACCGGGTTGGGCTGTAGGATGAATTGTTTTACATTCATCATTACTAATAAAACCTTTTCCCCAACTTGTTGCTGTACAATATCTATTTGCCATAATTATTCTCCTTAACTTGTTGTCATTGTTATTGATGCTTCATAAGAGCCTGTCCACTCTTCTGTTAATCTTCTTAATGGTGTAGCTGTTCCACCAGTATCTCCCCCAAATTGAAAGCCTATTCCAGCGGTTCCTGATCCAGTTGAGTATTGTTTAAAATTTGATAAGTTTGTAGTATTAGTCCAACTTGATCCGTCCCATAATTCAGCACCTATAGTTCCAGTCGATCCTGTACCCGGCCCTGGAGAAGGAGAGGTTCCACCCGAATTACCAGTAAAAACTAAAGCGTAAGTTCCGCTGTCTCCAATCATAGCAGCACCGTATCTAGCATAATTTGTTGGTGAAGTATTTGACCACGCAGTTCCATTAAATGATTCAGA